TCAGGTTCTGGCTCTGGCTCAGGTTCTGGCTCAGGTTCTGGCTCAGGCTCAGGCTCAGGTTCTGGTTCTGGCTCAGGCTCAGGTTCTGGCTCAGGGTCTGGCTCAGGCTCAGGTTCTGGTTCTGGCTCTGTCTCGGGCTCAGGTTCTGGTTCTGGCTCTGTCTCGGGCTCTGTCTCGGGCTCGGTTGTAGTGTCCTTATCAGAATCCTTATCGGTGCCTTTATCTTTTGAAAGATCGCTATCTAGTGTTGCGTCTTGGTCTTCCGAAAATGCAAACTGATCCACCAACTGACCACGATCAATAATCTGGTTATCGGCATTAACGTCAATGTCACTGCCAACTTCTGCGCCGGTGTTTCTAACCAGTCCAATCTTGCCGTTGGAGTCTTGAACAATCAAAACACCTTTTGCGTCAGAGTTCGTACCTGTTGCACCTACAAACGAGTTATCCGCACTGCCAATAACTTTGGCACTACCGGACATTGTTCCCGCACTGGTAAACCCAATCAGGGCAGATACCGCCGAATCAGTCTGCGCATCACTAACGTCCCTTGCCGTGACAGTGCCATTAGCCGCATACCGCGTACCAAGCACTTGGGTAAACGTCTCACCGTACTCTGTGGCGTAGTTGACAGCCGCTGCTGTACCAACCATTTTTGCCATGGACGGGGCGAGCATATCTTTAACAACCGTTTTAGCAATAGCGGCATTACCAATAGGTGAGAACAACGCAGTAGCGGCGGCGCTTGACGCGGCGCTCTGCATACCAATGTTGTGCTTTTGCGCTTCAGTTAAATCGGTGCGGCCTTCCACCAACTTCATGGCATCTTGGTATCCGCTTGTAGAACTTTCTGCAATATCCGCAATATTCGCAACGGCAGTGGCAGTTTTTGCCGCGCCAGCGGTGGATTTTAATAAGGTAGACCCTAAACCATAACCCGCTACGAACGCAGGGCCTTCTTCGCCAATTTCTTTGGCGGTCATGTTGATCACACCACCAATGTTCTGAATGCCAGAAGTAATTGCAACAAACGGTTTTAAGTAGTCCGGCGCGTTCTTAACGTCGTTAACCCAATTCTTAGATTGCTGTTTAGTTTCTTCTGTGGTGAGGTTGTTGAAATAGCCTGCAACATCTCTTCCAACACTACTTAATAGGTTGTCTTTAGAAATAAGTGATGTAGTTTTTCCGGTCTTGTCATCGCCTGTTGTGGTCATGATATGACCAAGGTCACCAAAGAACGTTGCAAAGTTTCCAAAGCCTTGACCCAAACCACGTGAGGTGTCTAGCACCACATCGCCCATACGTTTGATGGTTTTAATCGAATCATCCACAGTACCGATTGGTACACCCATGATTGTGGGGCCACTGTACGTTACAGGTGCGGTGGCCTTTGTAGAGTTGGCAATGTTGGTAAGTGACTGAGTTGCGGCAAGTTCTCGTGCGGCTGTGTCGGTCTGTGCGGCTACTGTCTTAGACGCATCAGTTACTGTTGCCAAGTTTGTGGCGTTCAGTTTGTCGATTGCCGTAACGTTTAAGTCGGGGCGCTCTTCTTTTGTAGCGGTGCTAAAGAGTTCGACTTTACCGGTTTTAGGATTGAGCCATTCAAAGGTCTGACCAGCGCCAAGTTCTTTACGCGCCAACGCATACGCGTTATTAAAACTCGTGCTGTTTTTGATTGTGTTTAACTTATCGTTTTTAACTGCCTGATCAATAACTGCACTATCGCCCGTAAGGGATGCTAAGAGTGCATCAGTCCCGCCAAGGTTTAACGCATCGGTGGCGGTGGCGCCGTTTGTAATTGACGAGACAACATCTTTGGTTGCAAGGTTCGACGCGCCTGTTGTGCCCGTAGTGTCTGTTGTAGTTGCACCTGTTGTACCTGTTGTGCCAGTCGTATCCGTAGATGTTTTAGTTTCTGTCGTGACTTTAGTGTCCGTGCCAGTGCCCTTGGCTTTGTTAATCTCTTCGGTTGCGGCGGCAATAGCGGCGTTGATAACCAGTTGATCTAGTGGCTTGTCAGACACAATGCCTGTCACTAAATTGGTAATCATCTTTTGCTGAGATGCTGTAAGGTCGCCAAATCCATCTATATTACTCATGAGCCCACTGACTGCGCCGTTAACGCCACCAGTAGTAAAGCCTTTTACAAATGCGTTGGTTGCGCTCTCGCCCGTTACGACTGCGGCGGCGGTAGAACTTACGGCATTCTGGAACGACTTAGTCAGCATGTCAGTAAGTTCTTTAGGCAGTCCTAAATCCTTAATGAACGATGCGCCATCCTTCATGAAGTCCATACCGGGAATTTGTGAAGCGGCAAACGAAGCCACCGCATTCTTTAACGCATCTCCGGCGTCCACACCACTTGCAACCTTAATTGCAAAGTTAGCCGCAATCTGCTCGGGGATAGAAAGACCACCTGTAGCAATAGCAAGACCAATCTGACCAATAGGGCCAAGATCGTCCATAACCTTTGCAACGTCGTTACTTGTTACACCAACTGTGTAGAAGATAGGAAGCCCAGTCTTAGGGTCAATCTTCATCTTGTACTCAGTGCCACCATCGCCCGTTGCGGTGTATCCGATGTTGCCGGAGCCGTCACCAATAGCTTGACCTGTGACTTTGTTAACAATACCTGTGCCCGTTACGCCTGTGGCAACCATTGTGGCTTGTTGATCTTCTCCGCTTCCAGACCAGACAGTGCGAATGTCTTTTGCATCAACGGGTACCCACTGCCCAGTTTTGGTATCTAGTTTTGAATATGTACCGTCTTCATTCTGTCTAGCGCTAACGTCGCCGGTAAGGTCACCCATGCCGATCTGGTCTAGGCTTTGAACCCCTGCAGCGGCAAGAGTTGCCGCCATGTCAAGGGCAACTTGCTGTTTGTTTGTAATAGTGTCAGTGCCAAGAATTTGTTTTCCAGTTGCAGCATCAAAACCAATGTTTGCACCATCTCCCGCTTTAAACGCGCCACCTTTCCAAGACTTGTCAGTACCTAGCAATGATGACAAGTTTGTAATTTGCGCAGTTAGCGTAGCCAACTGCGTGGCGTCATAAGTTGTACCATCGTGGTACGTTACGGTGTTACCTGTGGCTTTGTCTGTTCCTGTACTTAACTTGGTGTAAGCCGCATCAACCTGAGCATTGTTAATACCGACAGTCTCTGCGACTTTTTTAACTTCTTCTTTAGTTGCAGTGGGGTTTTGCTTCAAGTAATCAATCAACGCCTGATCAATTTCGGCCTGTGTGTACTTCTTTGCCTTAGCCTCTTCTTCATCGGCAAGTCTCTGTGCTTCTGCGGCTTCCGCTTCTGCTGCAAGTCTGGCTTGTTCGGCAAGGCGAGCCTCTTCCGCTAACCGTGCTTCTTCTGCAAGGCGAGCCTGTTCTGTAAGGTAGGCTTCTTGGGCAATACGTTCTTCTTCAATGCGAGCCTGCTCTTCAAACCATGCGCGTTCGGCGGCTTGGCGGTCTGCCTCGGCTTGTGCCTCGGCTTGTGCTTCGGCTTCGGCTTGCGCGGCGGCTTGTGCATCTGCTGCTGCCTGCGCTTGTTCTGCGGCAATCCTATCTGCCTCGGCTTGTTGTTGCGCCCAGTAATCATCAACTTCAGTTGTATACGTATTTGTATCTACGTAGGGTGTGTTGTCTACGCTTGTGTCTGTAACGCCTGTACCTGTAACACCCGTACCTGTAGTACCTGTGGTATCTGTTGTGTTTAACAACGATGTAATACCCGTGTTGTCCGTTGCACCGGTTGCAGCCCAGTACGGAGTGACGTTAGCCTGCGTAAAGAAACTGTTTACGGCATTGAGGTCATAGCCTGTGGCGCGTGACAAATCGTTTGCGGACACATTGAATTGTTGTGCCGCATCTGCAATGGCTTGTGGGTTACCAATGTTGGCAACCACGTAGTCATAGATGTCTTTATCTGAAACTGCCATTATCCAACCTTCCAATTTGTTCCGTCGGAATATACAGGCACAGCCACGGCACCACCAGTCACAACGGTTGCTCCAAATATAGGAGTCAAAGCATCAGTTACAAACGCTCTTGCGCCCTTACCAGAAGTAACTGCGCTAGGCAACGTAGCCACAGTGTAATTTGTAAGCGGAGGCAGAACCCCTGTTGTCGTTTTAAATTGCGCAAGAATTGCATCCACGCGGTTAAAGTACAGACGCAAAATGTTGTTCAGTTGGTCTTGGTACTTCGGGCCGTACTCCATTGGTGCCAACGGCAAGTTAGGCGCGGCAACCTGATTGATCTCAAACTCTGACGTAACAATCAGTGTCATGGAGTACCCCTGCGACCATCTTGTTTGATGTCGATACGGGGGCTACCAAGCTGCCATGTGCAGCCCAACTGCGATGATTCGACCTGCATGATCATTTGACGACCACGAACCCTAACAAATACTTGACCTGTAAACTGCTCAATGACCGCAGTAGAAGTACGCACCACAGTTGCATCAGAGTTACCGCCCACGGAGATGGGATTGTTGTAGCCTGAGCCCGAGTTCTGCATGGGGATCAGTGTCATTGTGACTTGTGGAGATGCGGTGTCTGAACCACGGAATGTGATGTCAGGGAGCATGCGATACACAAAGCCAAAGTGATCGCCATCGTCAATATCGAATTCGGCAGAGCCAATAATTGCGGTAATCGCAGTGGGAGTGCCGGTCTCGTTGTTGTCGTTACCTTGCTCGTGGTTCACTAAGTTGTAACTGTATGTGGCTGCAAGCGGGTAGTCGCGCAAGCCAGAGTCTAGCCACGCTGTTCGTGCCATGGTGCCGTAAGCCCACACGCCTTCACCGTTGTTTTCAAAGTAGTTGAACGTTACGTAGCGGTCGATTGTTTCACTGTTAGCCGAGCAGTAGAACCACCAGACTTCATTGAAGCCTTCGCTAGTGCCAGAGAAAATCTGCCCAGACTGACTTAAGTTAATGTCTTGGAAGATGTATTGGCGCAGGTCACAACGAAGCGTTTGGACGCGACCATCGTATTTATAGAACTTGTCAACGCCCATCCAGTAGATAACGCCCGAGGCAATCACCGCCGCATTGGGGCTGGCGATTGAGATGTTGTCACCCAGAATCTGACTGCCCCACACAATCGGTGCACCTTGGTACTGCAACGAATACACAGTTGAATCGGTAAACACCACAATTTCTTGGCGGGTTTGCACGGCAGTGATAATTTCCGAGCCGTGAGACAGTTGCAAACTGCCAGCCTGCGTTGTGGCGGACACAGTCCAATTAACCACCGACTCTTGGTCTGACCACCGAATTAGCATTGGGTTTTGTACAGATGAGCCGTAATCATTACAGCCAAACGCAAACACGAATCGGCTAGTGTCAGATACAAATATAAAGTTTTGGACTGTAGGTACGTCCGATGCGCCCATCATACCGGTCACGGGAACACCGCGAGTCTCGACACCATTGGTTGCATCCCAGTAGTAAATAGCGCCGCCGCGAGGGGCAAAGATTAAATCTTCACCAAAGTTGTTCTGGCTCCAAAGGCGAAGACCTGTTTCGGTAGTTGATGGAATACCGATGCTCCAAGGGCCTGTGCCCCATGTACCTGCGCCCCAACCAGTAAGTGGAACTTGAGTGACGGGGCCAACGTTAAGTTGGTACGCTGCAACTACTGAAGCACCGCCGTAAGAACCTGCGGCCAAAGCTGTCGGAGTGGTGATTGTGTAAGTGTTACCAGTCAATACCGTGACTTGAAACTCGGCATTGAGTGTAGATGCGTATGTACCTGTTGCCCCGCTGAACGTCACAAAGTCCCCCGTAATACAACCGTGTGTGGCATCAGTTACTGTGACTGTTGTAGTGCCGTTGGCACTAAACGGGTTTGAACCAAGGCTGGCAGTCTCTCGAATCGGCGTGATGTCGTTGTACGCACCGCCCTTTTCGATGTAGAACTTCAGGTTAGTGCCCACACCAATCAGGTTGTAGTTTTCAAGCGTCACCCAGTTCCACAGGGATCGGCAAACACCTTGAAACGTATCAGCAGAAATGCGTTGCCAGCCGCCAATCTTTTCAGGCGTGCCTTGACGAAACCGAACCTTGTCGGACTCATACCAACCGTTTTCGTTGGTATAGCGGGTGTTTTCTTTGTTTACACCAGCTTTCAGGGTTAGTTTTTTGAGCGCCATCGGTTGTCCTACGAAAGAAACACGGCTCGTTCGTCAATACGACGTTTCTGTAGCCCTTTGAGTATTTTGCCACCAGCCATGCAATACTTCAAGAGTTCTTCAGCAGCGCCTTCCATATCCCAACGTAACACCTTTTGGCGTAGAGTTGAACGTTGCAGCGTACCTAGCCCAACGTTAAAAGAAAAGGATACCAACGCGTCAAACTGTCCTTGAGTAAGAGGAACAGGACAATAAGTAGCCACTCCCTTCTCAAAGCGAGCAAGATCGGCCCTAAGTATCGCATCGACTTCCTCCATGCTGTGTTTGCGCATGGCCTCTGGCGGGGGCACAAAAGCATCGCGCTGGTCTATTTTAAGTTTGCCCTGCTCTGGAAACATGACATGCCCGACGCCCACAGTCCACAACTTGGCTGGACATTTATACGGGTTTTGCCTGACCCCCTCGTGATGGCGGATCATGTGCAGGCACTTGTCAGAGATTTTCATTTACCGAATGCCCGACCACCAAAGTGGAAAGCAATGATGGACGCAAACAGGGCTTGGGTTTCACTATCCCACAGCATCTCTAGCAGGTCGCTAAAAGGGACAGACATATAGTATCCATACCAGAAGCCCCCAATATCCACAAAGACTAGCAGAAAGAAGAATCCATAGGTAATAACAGGTCTGACACTCGCTCTCAGGTTTTTCATCCATGTTGAAGTCCCCTCGTTTAAACTCGCATCATGGGCATAGATTGCCTGCATCTCAGCCTGTTGTGCCCCTATAAGAACTTGCTGTGTGTTGGCCGCACTCTCTGTTGCCAGTTGGTCTGATCGGATGTTCTCAATACGCTCTTGTGCTTCAAAGCCTGCTTTACGTAGTTCTAGTTCACGCTCGATCTGCATCCTAGCCAGCGCTAGTTCATGGGCTTTATCTTGCCGTGCTTGGAAAAACTCTAGCAGTTTGGGCAGACCGCCCATCAGGAACGAAATCAGGGTTGAGAGAAGTGTCAGCATTTACTGTCCTTTTTAGAGTCTTCATTCTGCATGAGTTTGATACCAGACAGGAACCCAATCATGCCGCCGATAAGAGTAGAAAAAGCGGGTGAAATCATCTTGAATATCTCTGCGTTGTCCACTTCTTTGGCCCAAAGGCCAAGCATAAAGGCGGTTACCATAGCCAATACGGAGATGCACAGGGTGGTGCTTACCATCAGCGTTACCCACAGTGTTAACTTTTCTTTTGTTTCCATCTGAGGTTTCCTGACTGGTCTGGGTATTGGCTTTCTGGTCATACATAAATATCCAGCTTACGGTTGGTAAAAATCTCAAGGTTCAGTTGGTTGCGTTCTGCCTTCTTCACATACAACTGAAACTCAAGATCATCAATTTTGTCTTTCACCTTCTTCATCTTCAGCGCTTGTGCATACTCTTCTTGTAAGCGTTCTGCCCTGCGTTCAAGCGCATCTGTCTTTGTCGGGTAGTCTGCGACATCCAGCATTGGATACCACTTGTGGATTGGCGGGATCATTTCTTTTCACGTTGCTCCGCATCTTTGTATCCATGTACAACTTTGGCTCTAAGCCACGTTGAATCTGCCGCACCCGCCCACTCGGACAGGTTGTTCCAGATCACCACGTAGTCCGAAGCTTTGCAATGTTCTGCGTTCTGATCCAGCCACGCCATCATTTCTTTGTGCCGTATGGTTGGATCGTGAACCGTGTAGGCTATTCCATAGAACTCGCGCACATGACAGCCATTCTTGGCTACGGCTCCAACTAGCCCCAACAGCAACAGTAGCAGAAGGAGCCAACGCATACATGATTAGAACGTGATCGAGCCTGAACTCGTCCACTTGTAGATACGGAATCCATCTAATGTTGAAATGGTTGGTGATCCAGTAGTAGAAGTTGCAAGCTTAAAGGTGTCCGGATAGCGAATAATTACAATACCGCTACCGCCAGCCGTACCAGCAGGGCCGCTTGAGTTATAAAGCCATGAGCCACCACCACCGCCACCTGTATTTGCAGTGCCTGCTACTGGGTTTGTAGGTTTATATCCACCATTACCACCACCGCCAGCGCCGCCAGCACCCATGACAATAGTACTGCTAGCTTCTCCACCACCACCACCCCCGCCAGCATAAGTAGTAATTGCTCCTGAGATGGTTGAAGCAACACCAGAGCCACCATTTCCGTTGTATCCAAGACCTGAGCTACCACTTGCGGGAAATCCTACAGTCCCTGCGCCTCCACCCCCTCCAGAAACATAAACAGAACCGGGGTTTATTAAACCAGCACCGCCAGCGTTACCTTGCCCTGAAACCCCCGAACCACCAGATGTTTGTGTATTTGTTCCATCGTTTGCTCCACTACCGCCACCAGAACCACCAGAAGCCGCCGCCGTAACGGCATAACCGCTACCGCCGCCTCCACCAGTTGCAGTAATAACACCAAATACAGAATTACCACCATTTCCAACAACAGATGGTCGAGCCGCAGTTCCACCAGTTCCACCAGCACCAACCGTGACTGTAATTGCCGAGCTTAAAAC